TTCTGTAATTGTCAAAACACTTGAGCCAGTTCCTTCAATTTTTAAGGTATAAAGACCTCCTGAGTAAGTAAAGAAACCACGCATAGATGATATAAGGGTTTTTACATTATCAATAAGTTTTGTTTTATTTCCTAATGCAACATGACACTCAAATAATTTTGTTGTGCTTGCTCCTGTGTGAGTAGTTACATTGGTATCACAAACATCTTTAGCCGCAGTAAAAGCTGTTGCGTCTATATCACTTGCTGACAAACCTTTTCCATATCTTTCATTGATTAGATAATCATGTAAACACAAAGCTGGATTTGCAGAAAAAGCCATTGAAGTACCACTTAAATTTGTATTAACTAATTTACCTCTAATCACAAAATTTATTTTAGGTATTCTGTTAAAAGCATCAGAATTGTATTTAAATCGAAAAGCCGCATGACAAATTCCTTTTCCTAAGTGAGAATTATCCCAGCCAAGAGAAGATATATCTGAAGGATTTGTAAATGAATTTAATCCACTTCCATAATGATGACCTTCGTCTGTTCCATTAAAAAATCTGAAATTAGTCAAAAAATGAGTAGTTTCAGTTCCGTCTTGTTCCTCAACTGCTGAAAATGCTGGGTGGTCAGTTTCAATTGACAAACCAGTAGTATTAGCTGGAGTTAGTGTGCTAATCCCGGCAAAACTCATGCTTTCAATCAAAGTTGTTGTTCCAAAAGTAGAATCAGAACCAGTAAATGTTGCGTAAAGTTGATCATCAATAAATAACTCCGTAAACCTTGCAACTTGCCCTTCGCATAAAGCAATTATAACATATAAAAATTCATTATCATCTGAAGTTGCCAACCATACAATATTACCGCCTACTTTGCGAGTTCCATAAATAACTGGTAAAGCAGTATTTGAATCTCGTTTGTTTACTAATATCCCATCACCAGCCAATAACTCATCAAGGTTTGGCATTTCTGGCATATCAGGAATCAGCCAACCAAAAAGAAAATCAAGAGTTTCATCAAATGCATCGACAACGAAATCAATTGTATCATCTACAATATCTTCAATTGGATCAGTAATTATATCACACATTATAAACCATACCCATATTTATGACCTACCCTACGAAACCCAGAATCAGAAAATAATTTTTCCCTAGCTGGTATTTCTCTACCATCTAATGTGTTAAGCATACAAGGCACTGCATTTTTATCAGCTATTTTTTTAAATCCGTCTAATAACATTGTTGCTGTCTCTATACTCCTGTGTTCTTTTTCTATCCAAAAACCCATTTCACTTAAAACTTTTGTATCTGCAAACCACCATTGAGAAATAGAACCGCAAACAGCACCAACAACTTTTTTGTTATACACCAAGCACAAAACACATTCATCTTCAATCATTTTTGCACCATAACGACTTGCTTTCATCATGTTTATAGGAGGAAAAACCATATCTGCATTTTTAATCATTTTACCAACAAACTCTTGAAGTATTTTTATGTGTTCTTTTTTTGCCTTAATTACTTTGTAATCAGATGTTGTCATTTTGTTTACCCCATTCTAAATCAACAATTAGAGAATTTGAAAATTCAAAAAATGTGTCTCCACTAAATTGTATTTGTTGAGAACTGTCGTTAGTTCTTCTTCCTTTTTTCATTTCAAAGTTAGCCCAATGATTTTGACATACAACAACTAATTGACTTGATGTATTTGTTTCATTGACTGTAAAACTTGAAATATATCCTTTAAATATTTTAAATGGGTTGTTAATTAATGCACCGCTATCATTCAGATATGCTCGATGAATGGTAACTGGTCTGTGAATATGATTATTTGTTAAAAATAAAGTTAAAAATGATTGATCTACACTTGTAAGAGTAAACTGAACATTTGAAGTCGATATTTGACTTGATTCATTTATCGTTGGAATATTAACTAAATCTGCTGAAGCAGAGTATGTATTACCATCAAAAACTATATCAAAATATCCTGACGTTCTAAAGAAACTACTTCCACCTATCTCAAACTCAATGAGATGTATTTGTTCTAAATGATCTGTGGCTAACTCAGTTTGAAGATCAGAATGTAATCCTCTTGACATTATAAAACCTCAATAAAACTCATTTCATATCTAAAGAAAGCATCGCTTGGTAAACCAAACTCTTGAACATCTTTATCAAGTGCAACTGTAAAAGGAACACTATCGTAAGTCACAGTTTCATCATCAGCTAGAGCAGTAGTCAGAGGTGGTTCAATTGTAACTGTAGCCGCATTGCTTGAAGAAGTTACATCTTCTACAACCATATAGACCTTATTATGACCTCCAAACTTAATATAATCGCCAGCCTTAAATCTTCCAGCACCATCAGAAGCAAATCCGTCCATAGCAATAGTTGTATCGGCAACAGAATGAGAACCATTGACTAAAACTGTTCCAGTCTCGCTTCCTAAAGCATCATCAATAATAACTGGTGTAAATTGAAAACTTTCTTTTCTTCCTCTTTGTTTTACGATAAATGCAAATATTGGAGCAAACTCTGATCTTGACATTGGTGGAAAGCTAACCTCCATTGACCATCTTTGGTTTTGCAGTTGTCTGGCTTGCCTTCTTCCAGATATAGAAGTACTGACAAGTGTCGTTTGATTATTTTTAATATTAATACTAATAGGCGATGGGCTTGATGGAAAACTACCACTCATACAATGTTACTCTGTCCTTTCTGATTTCTTGCTGAATTTATCATATTTACTATTTGTGCTTTTCTTGTATCTAATAAAGCACCAAATCCTTTTGCATCAACTGTATTGATGTTGAATACAACATGAGTTGCTCCAAGTGCATCTCCTAATTGATGATTAGGTGTTACTGTTCCAGCCGTAACTGGTGTAAATAATTCAGCACCTTTCTCTCCAACTAAGAATGGAGTTCCTTGCTGTCTAGATCCACCAAATTGTGCTGGTGGTTGTTGAGCCGCAATTGTTGCTACTTGTATTGCTCCCATCGCACCTATAGCAACCGCAATTGGTATTCCTAAAGCACCTCCCTGAGCTAGAGCTTTTGTAACACCAGCCGCAGTATTCATTATTGCCTCACCAATCATCAATGCTTGGTTTAATCTAAACATTTCTTTGTTTATTTTAGCACCTTCTTGAAGTGCCGCCCTACCCATTTGACCAAGTTGTTTGTCAGTTACTTTTTTTACATCTATTTTACCAAACTCACCTTTTCTAAATGCTTCTAAGTTTTTATTTGCCGCTTGCTCTGCTTCTTGTTGCCTTTTTGCGTTTGCTTCTTCTAATTTTTGATCAGCTTTTGCAAAAGCTACATCAAATGCATTTCCTAATGGTTGTAGTGCTTCTTGCAAATCTAAAACATCTTGACTTAATCCTTCTATTGCTGGACTAACTTCCTCATCTATTTTACCAGCTAACACTCCATAACCATCGGCAATTCGCAATATTTGGTCATGGTATTCTTCTTGTTTTGGTAATAAATTGTTTAATTTCTCAGTTAAATTTTGATTTTCGTCTGCAAAAATTCTTACAAACATACCAAGTTCAGAAAATGGATTTATTGTATTTAAAATTGTTGAACTTAATCCATTTGTTTTTTCATCTGCTATTTCTGTCGCTCTTGCCATTAAAGCAAAGCCAGCAACAATAAGTTCAACTGTTTCTACTGTTTCTCGTAGTCCAGTAGCTAATCCGCTTCCAATGCCTCGACCAAAAGCTAAAATACTTTCTTCATTTTCAGCTAAAAAGGTGTCAAGACCTCCAAATTGATTTTTTAATTCTTCAAAAAATGATTCATTGATAGCTCTTTGAAATCCAAAGAACTTATCATTTATCATTGATAAAGTTCCCTCTAAAGTGTTAGCTAATTCATCTGTTGTTCTAGCAAATTCACCATTTCCAGCAAAAACTCTAGCAAAAGCCTCTCTTGTTTGTTCTACTGATACCTTTGCTCCAGCAGAAAAACCTAACATATCTCTGACACCTTTTTCTCTAAAGATGTCAGCACTCGCTATTCCACCAGCAAAAGCTCTTTGAATTTGACTAGCAGTAGTCTGAAAATCTAATCCTGTTGCACCAGCAACATTACCAGTTATTTCTAAAATTTCATTAAGTTGTTTTGCGTCTTTTGCTACAACAGCAAGATTACCTGAGGCGGCGGCAATATCTTCTAAACTAAATGGAACTTTTGCGGCAAAATCAGTTAATGTATCAAATGCCTTTGCACCTTCTTCAGCACTTCCAAACAATAGTTTGAATCTTATCTGTAAACTTTCAATTGATTTACCAACATTTACAAGATTAGTTATCGCTCTACCAGCACCAATCGTAGCAAGAGCCGCACTTACAGCTAAAGCCGCAGTTTTTAATCCGCCCAGACCTTTTTTTGATTGTTCTATGGCTCTTTTGGTCTTATCTCTTGCGACTATATCTATATTTACTTTTTTTGTCATCTATCTCCTAGTTCTTGCTTTACTTCGAGCTAAATTTGCTTCATGCATTTCTTTTTTTCTTTTATCTTCTAAATATACTATCCAAGTCATAAACTCCTCGACTGAGAACTCCATAACTTCGTGTATAGGTAATTTAAGATAATCAGCCAACTGGACTACTGTATTGTAGTCATAGTCGTTATCTATTTTTTTTTAATATCTTTTTTTGATGGTGTTTGCATCAACCAAGTTGCAATTGAGGAAAGTAAATCTGGATCAGTTCTTGTTAATAAAAACTGTTTATTTTCTAATGTATAAAGATTGTTTCCTTTTTGATCTAATGCTAATTGTATTAAGACATATACCAGACCCTCTATCGGATCAGCTTCCATTTTTTTAAACAACTTACCTTTTTGTTGCATATTCATGGGTTGCTTATAAATAGTAATTTTCCATTCTGGAACTTCTAATGCTTCATCTGTGCTTAAAGAGTTCCAATGATCTCTCATATTTTGAATGATATCGCTATCTGGCATATGTCTTTTTTTTATCTTAATTTCGATTCATTGTCAAATTAGACTGTGCTTCTAGATATTGCACCATTAATCTGACATGAAATAGACAATCTTATGAGATCGTCCATTGTAACTGAAACAGAGTTTCCAGTAACTATAACTGGTACTGTAAATAAGAAATCTCCACTATCTGCACCTTCTGGGTGTAGCAATAGAGTTAGTCCTGTTGCTTCTTGTAATAGTATCTGACC